TTCTTCCACCATAACGGCATGTAATCTTTTACAGATAACTCGTTTATAGATTTACCTGATTGCTTTAGAAATACTTTAGTATATGTTTCTTTGTTCATTCTTCTACAGTTTCACCTGCAGTTAATTTCACAACAGTGAACTGATCAGTATTAAAAAGTAAATTCATTTTGGTAGAAAGGTTATGTGCATGTCCAGGATTTGAAAAACTAGTTTTTTTATATTTAGGCCCAGGATAGCTCGTAAGAATATTTGAACTTTTAAGATTAAAAGGAGCGTTATTATAAAATACAGCCCAGATAGCTTCTGCTTGTAATACTTGCTCAGCTTTATATGTTTTTTTATCTACATGTTCTGCTAACACAGTTGGTTTTGGTCTACTCATATGCGTTCCTTATCTTATTAAGTACGCATATATTTATCCTTTTTTAGCCACTTTATTACGCCAGACCCAATATACAATCTTATATATAGGATAAGGTAACGGTATAGAAAAAGATCGATTGCCCTTTACAACAATTACGTCCCAAGTCCAACGTCCTTGAATGTGTGTAAATCCTACTATACCATAATTAGAGTTGTTTATTACCAGCCTGTGCCGCCGTCCATTTTAACGTTAATGACTTCGTCATCGCCGGAGTTTTTACGTGCAATTATTTGTTCAAGATCGCCGTTTAGTCTAGACATTACTTCACCTAGTGTAAATGCTAACCTTTTAGCCTGTTGTATATTAAGTTTAACTTCTTTAACTTGGCTAGCATCTGCACTCTTTACTTGAGATATAAACTGTTGGATAGGAGCAGTGTTAAGTGGTTCATTTTGAGTTGACACGTGATAACTCCGTTCGCATTTCTAATTCAGTTTTAAAAGGGCCTCTAAAATTATAACGTTCAATTGTAATCAGTTTAGGACAAAAACTCTTAACCCAACCTTTTTCAAATTTAATTGTATAGTATCCTGCACAATATAAACTTTTTGATTTTTTACTTTTTGTAAATAATGGTAGTTTGCGTTTTACGTCATACATATCGTTATAAGGTAAACAGCTAGTTGGATAGGTATTTACAATTTTTTCTGGTTGCACCTCTTTAATTGCTAGGTCTTGCCAGCTAACTTTACTTTCTAATGACTGTTGAATTTCTAATGTATCGTTAAAAAATCTGCTTCCTTTAGAATCACTAAGCATATATTGTTCGTCGTTAAAACTAATAGTTCCTACATTTTCACTATTCTTAGATAATATCCAAAACTTGTTTTTAACTATTTCTTTTGCCTTCATATCGGGTACCTCGCTTGTAATGGCTCTGCAAATGATTGTGCTTGGTCTGCAATACGTTGCATATCCCACTTAGCACAGAACTTCATAAGACGCATACCTACTTGTTGTACTTCTTTCGGGGTCATATGTTCTTCAATTACATCGTTAATAATACTTCTAATGTTACCAGGTTGTGCAGTTAAATCACAAAGAATAACGTTACGTTGATAGTCATCTAGTACACGATGCTCTTCACCTTCATGATCAGTCCAACGTTGTAACATCATATTATTCCAGTTGTAACCTTTTGTAGTCTTATCAGCATACGCTTCAATAAGGCCTACTTTGTTCTTAGTGCCTTTTGTACGTACACCAGGATAAGCACTAAAGACGTTATCACTAGTGTCGCCACGCATACACTTTTCAAACAACATAAAGTCAGGCTTGGGTGCTAACTTAGGCTCTTTAGTTTTCTTGTCAATAACTTCTGCACCCTTGTCATCGAAGTAACCTTCGTGTGTAATAGTAACATTTTGTATACCGTTGTACTGTTTACAGTTAGGAGCAACCAATTGTGCAAAGTCACCGTCAGTACTAATAATAACATGATTATCATTAGGATGTGCTTGTACCCAACCTGCAATAAGATCATCTGCTTCTAGTTGCTTGTGTTGCATAACAGTACAGTTAGTCTTCTCCGTAACAAAGTTCTTAAACTCATCAAAGCACTCCCAAAACACTTTATCTTCTTCTGCTTGCGAAGGTGTAAGTGCATCACGGCTTACTTGCCTGTTACGCTTGTAAGGTTCGTAAAAATCCTTGCGCCAGCTACGCCCTTCTAAACAAAACACAACATGATCAGCATCAAAGTCACGCCATGCTTTCTTAACACCTGCAAGTGTAATATGAAACGCCATACCAACCTTAGTGTCAATATCGCCACGTACTACATGCCTTGCACGAAAGAATGTGTTTGCTGTGTCTACTAGAATATAAGTTGCCATTAGTTTGCCTTTATGTAATTTATAATATTATTATAGCACCAGATCTGGCTTATGTCAAGCATTAAGATACTTCGCTCTTATCTTTGTCAATTGGTACTACGTTAATATATCCCATTTCTCTTGCTGTGGTCATACCTTGTTCACCTAATATCTGTACAGCAATAGTTTTAAACCAACCATCTACAATTTCTTCATTTGACTCACCACTATAGCCTGCATCAAGAAGTTCTTCAATAAATTGATTATTCCAATCGAGCTCAAAGAAACCGTTCTTAATGTTATCTGGATTAAGTTGTGTATCAAGTACTCCTACCCATGCCTCGCCTTTGTCGGTAGCTTCTTGTTTTTCTTGTGCAAGAATAGCTCTGCGTTTCTGTTCGGTAGTGTCGTAGCTATCTGCTACAACTTTTTGTTTTCCCTGTAACTTGTTTACAGTTTTCTTTATCTTATCCCACATATTTTACCATCCTGCCTTTCTTATTTTATCTTCGTTAATAGGAGCTTTCATTGCTTTTTCATGTTGTTTGTTTTTAAAATCGTACAATGCATCCATCTCTCTACTATGTTCCCCATGCGTTTCCGAAGAGGGAGATATGAAGTCTGGGGGTAAAACGCCATCCCCTTTCCATACATGCTTCGGCGACTTCTTTAACGTTGAGAACATATTCTTCCGAGCGTCCTCCCAACGGCATAAGATATACCGGACACTCGACCCCGGCGCTCCTATACTCATTAACAGCTCTTGTAACTTCGTCAAAGTCATCTTGAGTAGCAACAACAAACTTAAGATACAAGTCGCTACCGTCAACAAGCTGATACTCACGAGCCACGTCAGGTTTAATAGCAGTATCCCAAGGTTCTCCGCTAACACTAAGTTTAGGGGAACATGACCACGTAACTGTAATTCTGTCATTGTCTGTGAGATAGTTGAAGAGATCTTGATGTAGATGTTGTGTAGTATTTGTTTCAAATGTAATATTCCTTAAATCTTGCATGCGTGGATGTTCAAATAATTCGACGTATAATCTTTGCCATGCTAACAAAGGTTCGCCACCAGTCATAATCAAGTGTATGTCTTGTCCGTTATCCATTTTCCACTTGCCCTCAGGCAGTAAACTTAGCAAATGTTCAACTACTTCATCTACAGTTGCTTGTTTATTAAAGTGCTTAAATTCTGGATAGATACTTGCATACGTATCACAGCCTGTATGTATAATAGGCAAGTCGTTAAACTCTTTAGTTTTAGCAATAATGCCGTCATCGAGTAAGTCCTGTACTTCTTGATTGCGGATAATACCTTGCTTTTGCTTTTCGTCACGCATTGCTTCACCAGTTAAGCCAAAGTTCATGCAACGAAAGTTACAACCAAAGGTACGCAGGAACACACTAGGTACTCCTACAAACTTACCTTCGCCTTGTACACTATAAAACGCTTCGCTATATCTTAGTTTCATACTTGACTTTCTGTTTACTGCTTCATGCGATGGATAACCTTTTTCAAATACTGGAGATTCGATCATCGTGCAAACTCCTGTTGCAACTTAATATTATCAAAGAACTCTTTCTTTGTACCGGCATCGTCTTTAAAACTACCTTTAAGTACAGTTGTTTGTGTAAGACTACTAGTTGCCATAATGCCTCTGTTCTCACAACAACCGTGTGTTGCTTGAATGTATACGCCTAGATGTTCTGCGTCAGTTGCTAGTTGTATTTCGCGAGCAATGTCGTTTGCAAGTTCTTCTTGTAGCGTACCACGCCTAGCACACCATTGTGCAATACGTGTATACTTAGATAGTCCAATAAGTTTATCTGCAGCAATAATACCAATGTATGCTACACCAGCTACTGGCTGGTGATGATGTGAACACATACTTTTTAGTTCACTACGTACTACTAGCATGCCATCATAACGTTCATCACTATCATTAGGAAATGCTGTTGCACTTGGAGCAGGATCATAACGTCCTACCATAATTTCATTGTAGTACATTTTAGCAAGGCGTCTTGCTGTGCCTTTACTATTAGGATCGTTATACCGATCAATTACAAGTGCATCTAGTACACCCTGAAATGCTGTAGTTGCGTTATTAATAAGTTCTTCTTTATCGCCCGCTTGTAATACTTCGCTGATGTTATCACCAGCCCAATAACGTATGCCTGCGTCTTCTAATTTAGTCTTAATCTGTAGTGCTTTATTCATTTACTTCTCCGATGTTTAGGCAGTGGATTGCCTTCAATGTTATATATATTATAACAAGTATTTAGGTTTTTGTCAACCTATTACGTAAATTCTTTCTTCCTTGTATATACTTTTTATACCTATAAGGATGAAAATCTTTGTAGTATTCTTTCTTTTGAAAAATGTCACTAGCATCATCTAATGCTGTAATCTTCTGTAACAGCATTATTGTCCAATAATCGTCAAATGCATCTAAGAACCATAAGTCTTTGTCTTTGTAATTATACATTGCGTTTAGACTATCAGTTGCGCCAATCATTTGATCATCTGTTAATATGTCTTTGTTAGTTGGCATTGCTACCATAACAACTTCAATAGATCCATCAAACAATTCTGCTTGCTCTGAAACAGCCCTCCAAAATTGATAAACATCTTCTGGAGGGTCTAAATTTATTAATTTTAATTTACTATTGTCGTAGACAGATTTAGCATAAGGACACACGTTAGCATCATTTAGTTTGTTAACCCAGTTCTCTACATATGCATTTAAATCTGTATTAGTCATTAAAATATTTGTTAAGCATTTCTAGTCTGTCATCAGCAGTAGCCATAGCATCTAATTCTTTTTGAATTGTTTCAATAATATCTGAATGTTCTCCGATACCTACGACTTTTTGCATATAAATTTCGACATTAGTTTTGTGCAATTCAACCTCAGCTTCTGCGTGTTTTCTCATTGCATTAATCATTTGTTCTTTCAAATCCATAGTTCCTTTCCTCATGTTATTATGGTTTTAATATTCAGCTATGTTTTCCCAAGGGTAAACTAACCAAATGTCTTCTTCTGCTTTATTTACTTCGTGACAAGTATAACTTACTAGACTAAAGTCACTTGCTAGGTTTTCTGTTAGTGTAGCGAAGCGAACATTGTTACCCCAAACATTATCCCATGCTTTATCTCCAGGTAAGCAACCTGCAGGCCAGTCTTGTTTAATCCAATTAAATGTAGCACCAGTATCGTTGATATCGTCTACAATTAAAATGTTCTTGCCTTCACGGTCGTGTCCTTGTTGAAACACACCAAACGCATCTTCTGCCATCCAACAGTTGCTTTCGCTTTCTTCGCCATCTTGGCTATCACGTAGACTTACTTTAATTGCCTCACAACGTATACCGGTCATGTTACTAATAATAGTAGCAGGAACATTGCCGCCTCGTGTAATACCTACAATGTAATCAGGACGCCAATTGTCCTTGTACATTTGATTCACAATACTAACGCACATTTTTTCTACGTCAGCCCAACTATAATAATGTTTCTTAATCATTTATCACCTTTTAATTTTTCATGCGGAATTTGATCATTAAAAATATCGCCAGCTAATGCTTGAATGTCAGATACTAACGCATTAATTAATATTATTTCTTGTTTCTCTTTAGGTGTATCATATTTCATACGTCTAAGATTCATAGACTTTTCGTACATAACAGAAATTTTATCACACATCTCACTTATTTTATGTTGCATTAGAACAGTGCCTCCTTTGATTCTATGTTACCTTTATAATCCTGATCGACCATTTTATAGATCGAATAAAAATTATCCCATGCCTTACGTAATGCAGGGTATTCTTTACACATTTTTTCTACCCTAGTTGGATCAATTAATGAGTTAGTGTACTGACTGTTAGTATTACTAACGTTAAAAGTATGTTCACTACCAGTATCAGTTGTATAAGATGTGTCAATAAAGGATGTATTATAAGTAGAATCACTAATAGTTATTGTGTAATCATTATTCGCCATCTGCAATAACCCTATAAAGTTTCTTACCGCTAAAAAATTCTTTGTTAAGTTTAGTAAGTTGTTTATTAATATTAGGAAGGAAGTCATCGTAGTTTTCCATGTACTCTACAATTTGTGCAACTACTTTGCCTCTATTATGCAAGTATGCGTCATAGTCTTCAGTCCACTCACTTGGGTATTTAAATACGTCTAACCCCATTTCACTGTAGCTTAGTCTATCTGGTACCATAGGAATAGCATCAACTAATGCACCTTCGTACCAACTAATGCCAAGTGTTTCTTGTAGGTTAGCACTAAACACCATCTTAGCTTCACCTAGTAAGTTATGGTATTCGTTCTTATTAAGCTCTTGCTCTTGACACACAACAAACTCGTATTGTGGTAATTGTGTTTTAAGATCTCTAAATATTTCAACTTGCTTCTCCGGTGCAACTCTATGCGGAAACAAGATTAAATTGCGCTTTTGCATACCTTTATATTGTTGAAGGCTATTGTGTAAGTATTCCATAGGCCATCCTACACGATGATTCTTTTCATCATTCATGTTAAATGCCT